CACTGGGAGGCCGTCGTAGAGTTCTTGGACGCCATGCGGTCCGACGCCTTGGAGAAGTTGCTGGCAAACAGCGACATCAACGTGGTTCACGAGATGCGCGGGCGAGTTAAGACCCTCGATGAGTTCCTGTCTACGGTGCGCACCGCCCGTACGACGATGGAGAGAACGGGCCAACGGCCCACGCTGTAACCCCGCAGCCCGTAAAGCATGCCCAGCGCATAGCCTAGTCGGAGCAGGAGAATGAAATTGACCACAGAGTTGCCCGCGCAAGTTCAAGCTGCACTCGAAGAAGCCGAACGTCAGGCTGACGCCCTCACAGCGCCGCCTCCGCCGCCCGAACCCGAGCCCCCGCCGCCTGAGCCGCCTCCGCCCGAGCCGCCTGTCGACGACTGGAAGCACAAGTACGAGACCCTGCAAGGTATCCACCGCGCAGACGTCGCCCGCCTCAGCGGGACGATCACGGCCCAAGAAGGCCAGATCGCGGACCTGAACAACCAGCTCGCCGCCGCTAAGGCCAAGCCCGAGCCCAAGCCCGCGCCGCAACCGCTCTCGCGCATCACTGCCGAGGACACGGCCAATTTCGGTGAGGACCTGATCGACGTGATTAAGCGGGCAGCCGCTGAGATCGCCGACAGCCAAACCGCTGAACTTCGTGAGCAAGTCGCTAACGCTAACGCCGAAATCGCCCGCCTTACTGGCAGTGTGAAGGAAGTGGATAGCCGCACCGGCAACATCACGCAGCGCAGCTTCTACAGCGATCTGGATCGCATCGCCCCCGACTGGCGCGAGGTGAACCAACAGCAACCCTTCCTGATCTGGCTGGGCCAAGTCGACGATCTGAGCGGGGCTCCCCGCCAAGACCTGCTCGACGACGCCGTGGCAAAGCAGGACGCAGAGCGTGTTGGCAAGCTGATCGCCGCGTGGAAGGCCACAATCCCGCCTCCTCCACCCACCCCTCAGCCGCGACCCGACACCCTCGCCGCGCGCGTGGAGCCGAGCCGCACACCTGCCGACCGACCGCCTGAAGCGCCGGACACACCGCCCACCTTCACCACGGCTGAAGTCGACAAGTTCTACAAGGACCTCACCACCGGCGTTTACAAAGGCCGGGAAGCTGAGGCCCAAAAACTCGAAGCCGCTATCGACCGCGCTTCAGCCGAAGGCCGTATCATCTAGGTACGAACGACGGGTGGGGAGCGGGCATAACCCAACCCCACCCGGAGTACCGCTACTATGGCAAGCGCCGTCCAAGCCCCGTTCAATACGTCTCCCGCGTATTCGGGTACCTTCATCCCGTCCATCTGGTCGGGTAAGCTGAACGCGAAGTTCTACGCCACGACCGTCTTCGGGGAAATCTCGAACACGAACTACGAGGGCGAGATCAAGAACGTCGGCGACAAGGTCACCATCAACAACATCCCGTCGATCTCGATCAACGACTACACCGTTGGTCAGAACCTCGTGTACGAAGTGCCCGCCCCCTCGACGGTCGACCTGACCATCGACAAGGCGAAGTACTTCGGCGTGAACGTCTCGGACGTCCTCGAATATCAGGCCAAGCCGAACCTGATGTCGATGTTCACCGACGACGCCTCGCAGCAGATGGCGATCACCATCGACCGGGCGATCCTGCTCGCTGAGTTCAACAACGGTGCCGCCGCCAACAAGGGCGTGGACCTGTTCACCGCGATGTCGTCCACGCTGGACGAGCAGAACGTCCCGGAAACGGGCCGCTTCTTGGTCATCGACCCGGCGACCCGTCGCCTGCTGATGTCCTCGCCGCTCGCTCAGGCGTACGTGACCGGCGACAGCCAGTCCATGCTGCGGAACGGCAAGATCGGCATGATCGACCGCTTCACGATCTACGTGTCGAACCTGCTGCCCAAGGCCGCCGCCAACCAAGACTTCACCGGCGCGGCCCAAGGCGGCTCCGTTCTGAAGCGTCGGGCCATCATCGCGGGTCACACCACGGCGATGACCTTCGCGGCCCAGATCGCGAAGACCGAGAACCTGACCAACCCGAACGACTTCGGGACACTGGTTCGCGGCCTGAACGTCTACGGTCACAAGATGATCAAACCGGAAGCCTGGGTCCTGGCGCTCGTCGCCTAACCCTCGCGGGCTAGATACCAAAGCCGATCCCCCGGGGGCACACGTCCCCGGGGGCATCTCCACATAAGGAAGGTCCATGACCCAAGCATCGACGATCTTGAACCGCGTCTCGCCGCAGTTGATCGACGAGGGCAAGGTACACTGGACAGACGCAGAACTCCTGCGGTGGGTCTCCGACGGTCAGCGCGTCATCGTCTCGATGGCCCCGGCTACCGCCACCCCCACACTCGCTACGGTCAGCCTTGTCGCTGGCGTGAAGCAGCCCCTCCCTGCTGACGCGCAGGGGCTCATCTCGGTGAACCGCAACACCGACGGCGTAGCCGTGGTCGTTGTCCCCCGCACTGTGCTGGATATTCAGAACCCCGGCTGGACCACCGACGCGCAAACCGCCGCCGTGAAGGTCTACACCTATGATCCGGCAGACCCGACGAACTTCTACGTTTACCCGCCCAACAACGGGACGGGCAGCGTCGAGATCAACTACGCCATCATGCCGCCCGAACTGGTGGCGGCCACCGACACCCTACTGGTGCGGGATCAGTACATCCCTGCACTGTGTGACTACGTCATGTGGCGGGCGCACCTGAAAGAAAGCGACTTCGCGGCGGGCCAAGGTCTCGCTACGATGTACCAGAACGCGTTCGTCGCGCAGTTGCCCCAGAGGTAGAAGTGGCCACGACAGGAACTGCCATCATCGACGCCGCCGCGCGGCTCCTGAGCGACCAGACGAATACACGGTGGCTGCGCGCAGAGCTGCTCGACTACCTGAACGAAGCCATGCGCCAAGTGGTGCTGCTTCAACCGCAGTCGAACAACACCACCGCCGTGGTCCAGTTGATCGAGGGTACGCGCCAAGCGCTGCCCGCTGGCGGCTGGATGGTCCTCGACGTGTACAGGAACATGGGCGTCACCGGCGACGTACCGGGCCGGGCTGTGCGCGGGGTCTCCCGCCAATTGCTCGACGCCTACGACCCCAACTGGCACTCGGCGCGGAAGAAGAAGGTCATCACCTGCTTCACCGTCGATGCGCAGGACAAGACCGCGTACTGGGTCTACCCCCCGGCTGACGGCACCAGTCACCTTGAAATCAACTACGCCATCGCCCCTACCCCACTGACGGTGGAAGGTAACCCGATCCCACTCAATGACATCTATGTGGCCGCTCTGATCGAGTACGTCATGTTCCGCGCCCACAGCAAACCGGTCGAGGGCGCGGGCGGCCCGCAGACTGCCAGCGGGTATCTCGCTAACTTCGGCGCACTCTTGGGGGTGAAAGCCGAGAGCGAACAAGCTAACAATGCGGGCAGCGCTGTTGGTCAGCGCGGCGGCGATGCGCCGGGAGCCAACTCATGACCGACGTGACCTACGACGTCTACCTCAGGGAAGTCCTTCCGCTGGTCCCCGGCGTCGCCGAACCTGTGGCCATCAACGCGATCCGCAACGCGGTCATCGAGTTCTGCGAAGGCAGCGACTGGCTTCAGTTCGAGCACGCTCCGATCACGACCGTGCCGAACGTGGCTGACTACGAGTTCGAGTTCGACGGCGACTACGTCGAGGCGCGGGTCATGACCGCCTATCTGAACCGTCAACTCAAGCCGATCAGCGAGGAAGAACTGCGCCAGCGCTACGGCAGCACCGTCAACTGGCGCGATCTGGTCGGAGAGCCGAGGTTCTACATCCAGATGAGCAAAGACATGGTGCGGCTCGTGCCCATGCCACTGGAGCGGGTGCAGAACGGCCTGAAGATGGTGATCGCCATCAAGCCGACGCGTGACAGTGAGGGCGCTGACGAGACGATTTACCAGCAGTGGGCTGAGGGTATCGCCATCGGTGCTCGGGCGCGGCTGCACGAAATCCCGGGTCAGCCGTTCTACGACCCCAACACCGCGAACGTGCTGCGTCTGAGGTTCCGCGATGTGATCGCCGCCGCGCGCATCGAGCGCAACAGGGGCCTGACCCGCGCCAACCTGCGTGTCCAGATGAGGCAGTATGTCTGATGGCTGACCGGATCAAACTTGTTCAAGGGGATACCCGCCCCAGCATCACGGCGCAGCTGATCGACAGCTCGACCGGAGAAGCCATCGACCTGACCGAGACCACGCAAGTGCTGTTCAAGTTCAGGCAGGAGGGGGCGACCACGCTTACCACCACGCTTACCGGCGAGCTGGTCCCCGGCATGGAAATCCCCGACAGCGACGGGGAAGTGACCTACGACGCCCCGTACGACGTGGCGGGCGTGGGCGGGCGTGTGCGCTTTAACTGGAGTGAAGACCCCATCGCACTGGATGGAACGCCGGGCAACTACGAGGCCGAGATCGAGATGACGTTTAACGACGGCTCGATCCAAACCTCGTACGATCTGCTGAAGTTCAAGCTTCGGGAAGACTTCTAAGACGATGGCGGGGCCAACCTCGCCCATCACCCTTGGGGTAACCGTCCAGCAAGTGACGGCGAAAGTGCAGGCCGTGCAGGTGTCGGTCAGCGCCCGCATCGACATGTCCAACCGCACCCGCGCCGTCGCCGACTACGTGGTGGTCAGCGACGCGGCACACGTCTCACAAGGCTTCGGCAGGGGTGCGTTCGACGTGGTCACGGCGTTCGACGCCCACGAGTTTACACACCACTACGGTCGGGAGCTGACGGACAGCATTACGGTAACCGACGCCAGCTATGTGTCGCTCGGCTACCAGTACCACGACAGCGCCGCGCCGACTGACACCGCAGTGTTTGCGTGGAACCGGAGCCGGGACTTCGGGGACACCGGTGTGTTCATGTCCGACAGCCCCCAGTTCGTGTGGACGCGGTTCAGGACGATCGTTGATAGCGTCACTGTCACAGACAGCTCTGACCCACAGCTGAGCGCGGTGCCCCCGCGCGCCGACTTCGCCACCGCGTCGGACAGCGTCGCCACCGCCATGGCCTACGCCCGCACCGTGGCCGGGGAGACAGTCGTTGTCGGGGACGCCAACGCCAGAGCCGTGGGCTTCGGTCGAGCACTGTCCGACAGCACCGCCCCGTCGGACGCGACAGCCCGCGCCATCGGCTTTGGGCGCACGCGTGCAGATACGGCGACGCCCACTGACGCGCAGGTCCGGTCGTGGGCCAGAGGTAGGTCACTAGCGGACAGCGCCACGCCTAGCGACAGCGTCAGCACGGTGCGGGGGCTTCCCAAAAACCTCACGGACACAGCGTCCCCGTCCGAGGCGGGCGTCTGGTACGTGCAGGACTACACAGCGTTCAACTACTTCCTAGACGACTACGTCATCAAGTCGTCGGGAACGATGGTTACCCCGACCGGGCTCACGGCCACGATCTCGGACACCGCCACGATCTCCGAAGCGATGGTTCGCGCCTTCGGGTTTGGCCGTACGGTCGGCGACAGCGCTACGCCTTCGGACACCGTCGTGCGCGCTGTCAGCTACCAGCGCATGTTCAGCGACACCGCCACGACGAGCGACGACACGGTTCGGACAGGTACGGGCGGACGGTCACTGTTTGACACTGCCACCGTGACCGACGCCACGGTCCGCGCCAGCGTGTTCGCTCGCACCCTGTCGGACAGCACTGCGATCACAGACGCCACGGTCCGCGCCAAGGCGTACCCCCGCACGTTGTCTGACACGACGACCATCAGCGACGCTGTGGCCACCGCATTCAACATGGAGCGGCCCCTTAGCGACAGCGCTTCAGCTACTGACGCCACGCTGCGGGCGACAGGTTTCAACCGCACCTCTAGCGACAGCGTCACCGCCAGCGACAGTCCGTCCACAGTCTTGACGCGCGTCAAGACCTTGTTCGAGACGGTGACATTGAGCGACACCCCGGCGTTTGTGATCGACGCCTATCGCGACATGGCGGATACCAGCACCGTCAGCGACACGCTCGCTACAGCAATGGCCCACGCCCGCGCGATCTCCGACAGCGCCACCCTTGGTGACAGCGTAAGCCCGGTGTTGACGTACGAGCGCTCGATCTCCGACAGCGCCACGCCCAGCGACAGTCCCGCCGCTGTGCTGAAGTACGGCACACCGATCATTCTGAACCGCCAAGGGAGCGTCAGCGCTGCATCAAACAGCACGACGTTTGTCCCCACGCTGCCCGGTGGCTCGGGCAACCGGCTGATCGCCATCGTGTCTTCGGCCAACGCGGCGCTTCTGACCCCGTCCACCGGATGGACCAAGACCCGCCAGTGGGCGGTCACAGGTCTGTCGCAAGCGGTGTTCTGGAAAGACGCAACCGGGTCCGACGCGCTGACGGTCACCAGCGGCACAAGTACGCAGTACTCCGCCGAAATCCTGCGAGTGCCCACAGGCACGTGCTTCTACGTGAGCCCCACCCCGGCCACTGCTACAGGCACGAACAGCAACCCGCCGTCTCTGAACCAGCTCAAGTCCCGCGACACCCTGTGGCTGGCGACGCGCACCGGCGCTGGCACCGTCGCGCCGTCCGTCGCGCCGTCCGGGTACACAATGAACGGCACAGCTGGCACGGCCAGCGGCGCGGGCACTCACGTGGCCACCAAGACGGCGACCAGCTCGACCGAAGACCCGGGCACGTTCACCTCGGCCAGTGCCCTGTGGATCAGCACCACCATCGCGCTGTGGATGGATTACGAAGGCCCTGCCTTGGAGCGCACCAAGGCGGCGCTCAGCAATCCTACCCGCAACTACCGCATCATCGGTGTCGGCGACAGCCAAGAGAGCGGCGCTATCAGCCAGCCGGGCGGCACGGACACCATGACCAACGCGATGGTCACCTGCCGGGCGCGCTACAGGGCTGACTACCTCACCGCGATGACGGGCTCGCACGCCCACTCGCACGTCGGCACCGACACCCCGACCAGCGGCGGCGCGTACGAGCTGTACGACCCTCGCTGGGACGTGGACGCGTCGTTCGGGTTCTCCACCGGCATCGGAGCCTCGACCCTCGGCAGGGCGGCGTGGAACATCGGCACGTCCGGCCAAATGGCGCGGTTCACCCCCGGCGTGGCGTTCGACCGCATCAAGATCACGTTCATCCGTGGCTCGGGCGCGAACTACAGCGTCAACGTCAACGGAGGTTCGGGCGTCACCCTGACCTGCTCGGGCACAGCCGGGTTCGCCGATCAGACCATCAGCCTGTCCGGCAACAGCTCGGCAGTCATCAACATCGTCGCCTCCGGTGCCGGTGGTGCATACATCCTGCTGGTCGAAACGTGGACCAACGGCGTCAATCAGGTCAACTTCCTGAACGCGGGCTACTACGGCTGCAACACCAATCAGGTTGTCGACGAGGCCGCGTACTACAGCGCGCTCCCCGCCCTGGCCTATCTCGCCCCTGACCTGACGATCTTTACGGTCGGCAGCAATGACAGCGTCCAGGGTGTGACGCAGCAGCAGACCGAGGACAACCTGCGCAAGATGTTCCTCACCGCGCTGGCTTCCGGCGAAGCGATGTACTCGATCCCGAACTACTACTACGGGGTCGACACCGCGACGATGTACGCCGCATGGAGTTTCGTCGAAAAAATCTGTCAGGAGATGGGACTGGCCAGCCATCGCCTGATGGACAAGACCGGCTTCAGCCCTGACTATGCCGCCACGGTTGCCGCAGGGAACTGCTACAGCCCGAACAACCACCTCACGGCGCAGGGTCAGGCCCTGTTCGCCGGACACGACAACGACATGTACGACCCCGGACCGTAAGGACACGCCATGCCCACAACCATTGTGACCCGCGCGGGCAAGGGCTCGCCGCTGACCAACACCGAAATGGACGCCAACTTCACCAACCTGAAGGCGACGGCGGACGCCGCTGCGGTGGCCAGCGAAACGACCACTGCGCTGGCGGGCAAGGAAGCCTACGGCGAGTACAACGCGATCCTCACCAAGACCGCGTCGCACACTCTCGTGCTGACCGACAAAGGCGCGATGATCGAGATGGACGTCGCATCTGCTAACACCCTGACGGTTCCGCTGAACTCGTCGGTGGCGTTCCCCGTCAGGAGCCGCATCGACATCTGCCAGATCGGTGCCGGTGTCACGTCCATCGTGGCGACCGGCGGCGTTACGATCAGGTCCAAGGATAGCAAGCTGCGCATCAACGGCCAGTACAGCGGGGCCTACCTGTACAAACGCGGCACAGATGAGTGGGTCCTGATCGGGAGCCTCCAGACATGATGGGTGGAATGATGATGTCCGGGGGCCTGCTGACCCCTGCCGACATCCCAGCGGTTACGCACTGGTACGATCCCACCCACACACCGTCGGTCCAGATCGTGACGGGGACCAGCGTTGCCGCGCTCTACAACAGAATTGCCGGTGTGGGTCACCCCATCACCAACAGCTCAGGCGGCGGCGGAGCCGGATGGCCCACGCGCGAAGGCAATCGGTGGATCAAAAACGACGGGGGACAATGGCTAAACGGGGTAACAGGCTTCCCTAGCGCACCCATCGGACCCGCCCCAGTAGGCACCGCAGAGGGGTGGGTGTTTACCTTTGCGAACGCCAGTTACGATCCCGTCAACGGGAACAAGTTCATGTTCGGGTATGGAAACCCGTCCAGCACGACGAGCGCCCGCGTGGTCGGACTGTCGCTGACCAACGACGACTTCTACTATCCGATGGTCTCGATCTCCGGCAGCGGGGGCGGGTATCTGGTGAGGAAGACGACCAACCACTGGCAGACCGATGTACTCATCGCTGGACGTTTCCTGAACGGAGCAATCGAGCTGTGGGTTGACGGTGTGTTGATCACCACCAGTTCGGCCACACTGAACACCCCGGCGCTGAGCAACGTCGCGATGTTCAAGAACCCCGACTACACACAAACCGACGGTGGCGTACCTCCCATACAAGGCAACTTCGACTTCAAGGGAAGGGTCGGCAACAGCATCATCAGCGGAGCCTTGACTACCGTCGAGCGCCAAGCCATCGAAGGTTTCATTGTGTGGGCGCACAACAAGCCCGAACGCTTGCCGTCAAACCACCCACATCGATACAGCCCGCCGACAACATAGACAGTAGCTTAAACGAGGCTCGTAATGATCCATGAGCTGATCGCCTCCCCGGCGCTTTGGGGGTTTGCAGGGGCGATCAGCTACGCGGCCCCGCTGTTGAGTACATGCCTGTTTACCAGCTCGCAGGAACCGGGCGGGTCCAGCGCAAAATGTACCTTGGACTTCATCATCGCAGTCTTCATCGGTACGGTGGCGGCTGCGGCATTCACGCCACTCATCCAAGAGTTGCTTCACAAATCGACCGATCCGTGGCTTCGTGTCATCGCTGTAACCATCGGATTGCTCGCGAACCGTATCGCGCCCAAACTCGTTGATACCGCCCCTGACGCGCTGTTGAACTGGACCCGCCGCATGTTTGAGGCCCGAACGAAATGAACCTCGACACGATCGCTGGGTGGTTGATCGCCCTTGTCGCAGTGTGCATGTTCACGCTGCACATCGTCACGGACCCCAAGAAGCCGCACTGGATTACGCTTCCGCCGCTGGTGCGCTGGGGCTTTCTCGGTAGCGGGTTCACGTCCCTGCTGTGGGCATCGAACTTCAACGCCATCGAGCTGATGCCGGGCGTGCCCGGACACATCAACGAGTTCGGCCTCATGGCGCTCACATGGATCGCGTACACGCTGTTCGTGTTCACCACATTCGTGGTGTCTAAGGTGTTGAAGGAACACGGCTGGGATCGGATCGCGTACGCCGAACAGGTTCAGCACGACCACCCAGACTACGTCCCGGTGATGACCCCAACCCAGTCAATTATCGAAACCATCCGGCGCGGAGGCGGCACAGCAGCCGGGCCGAAAGCCCCACCCCGCGATCTGAACGCGCCACCCCCCAGTTAGGTTGTTCTTGCAGAAGCCAAATCGTCCTGTTAGCTTCTCGCAAATCAGTCTCGGGGACTTCCATGGACCAACCGCACGATAACCTTCGCGCCCTCGGCAAGCTGCTCATTGAGCGCCGGGACATTAACGGTGTTCTGGTGGAGGCCGTTGAGGTTCCCAACCTGATCACGACCGTCGGCAAGGCTGTGATTGCCAACCGTCTGGGCGCTTCACCGTCAAACGCCGCCATGACCCACATGGCTATCGGCACCGGCTCCACCGCCGCCGCCGCTGGCGACACCACCCTCGGCACTGAAGTTGGTCGCGTCGCGATCACCAGCGGCACGCCGTCCACCAACACCATCGTCTATATCGCCACGTTCCCGGCGGGCACCGGCACCGCAACCATCGCGGAAGCGGGCATGCTGAACGCGTCGTCCTCGGGCGACCTGCTCTGCCGGTCGGTGTTCACCGCCATCGTCAAGGGCGCGTCGGACAGCCTGACGATCACGTGGACTGTCACCATCAGCTAAGGTCAACAGATGATCACTCCTTGGGACGCGCTGGCGTCCAAGTTCAACGCTGAAATGGTGGGCGGTCAGCTAATCGCCCACATTAACGGCAAGCACGTCTGCCTCGGGCAACTGGTGGGCGGCGTGTTCTACAAATCCCTCGAAGCCGAGGCCCTCGCGGAACAGGTCGACGAACTGGACCACGACGGTGACGGCAGAAAGGGCGGGTCGCGCAAGACCCGCAAAGGCCAAGACCATCAACTCGGTCTCGTCGAAGCCGCCGAGGTCGCTGAACAACTGGATTAGAAATGCCTAAACTGCGGGTGGACGGCTTCGACGGGATTGTTCCCCGCACCGCGCCGCAGATGTTGGCAGACAGCCAGTCTCAAGTTGCGGACAATGTGAAGCTGTACGGTCGGGAGCTGCGCCCTTGGCGCGGCCCCGCCTTGGTTCACTCCCCCGCTGGCGCGCCCGAAACCATCTACCGCATGTACAACTTCGTCGGCGACAGCCTGTGGCTGACGTGGGACGTGCCGGTCAGCGTGGCCACCTCGCCCATCAACGACAACGGCGAAGCCCGCATCTATTACACCGGCGACGGCGTGCCGAAGAAGACCACGTTCGCGATGGCGACCGGCGCGAACCCGCCCGCGTCGTCGCAGCCGCTGGGCCTCCCCGAGCCGCTCTCGCCGCCTATCGTTTCCGTGGGCACGGACGGCACCGGTACGGCCCAGTCTCGCGCCTATGTGTGGACGTACGTCAGTCAGTTCGGCAGCTTGTACGAGGAGAGCGCGCCGAGCCCAGCCGACAGCGTCACCGTCAAGCCGACAGGGTCTAGCGTCAACATCACGTTCGGGTCGCTGCCAAGCGGTACGTACAACGTGACCGCCCGCCGTCTCTATCGCTCGGTCACAGGTGCGACCACCACCAGCTACCAGTTCGTGGCCGAAGTCCCCATCGGCACTTCCAGCTACACCGACACACTCACCGCCGCATTTCTTGGCGGTGTGCTGGAGACCATCGGCTGGCGCGCGCCTCCTGCGGAGATGCAGGGAATGGTGAACCTCGGCGCGTCCAGCGGCGTCCTCGCCGGGTTCTACAACAACATCGTGTGCTTCTCCGAGCCCTTCTACCCGCACGCGTGGCCGGTCGCATACCAGCTGTCAGTCCCGTTCAAGATCGTAGCCATCGCCCCGTTCGGCTCGTCGCTCGTCGTGATGACCGAGCGCATGCCTTACATCATCAGCGGCGGCAGCCCCGGCTCTATGCAGATGGAGCAGGTGCCCATCGTCGAACCGTGCATCAGCGCCCGGTCGGTGGTCACCGGCGATCTCGGCGTCATGTACGCCAGCCCCAACGGCATGGTGTCCATCGGCTACAACAGCCGGGATGTCGTGACCAAGGCGCTCTACACGCGCGATGAGTGGGAAGCCCTGACCCCCTCAACCATGGTCGGCGCGGTTCTCAACGGTCGGTACTTCGGCTCGTACGACGGGGACAGCGCTATCATTCTGGACGCTGGCGACGTCCCCGCCTTGTCCACACTGGAGCTGGATGCGCGGGCGTTCCACGTCGACAGCCGTAACGCAGAGTTGTACTTCGTTGGGTCCGACAACAAGATTTACGAACTCGACAGCACGACATCGAACCCGCTCGTCTACCGCTGGAAGTCCAAGAGGTGGGACGTGCCGAGGGCGTTGGCGCTGTCCACGTGTAGGGTCGAGGCGGACTACGGGTCCGGCAGTCTGACCTTGAACATCTATAACGACGGAGCCTTGGCCTACTCGGTCGAGCCGACGTCTACCGACCCGTTCAAAATCCCGCCGATGCGTGTGCGAAACCTCGAAATGGAACTGGTGGGCACGCGCCACGTGCAGAGTATCGGCATCGCCACCACTGTCAGCGAGTTGCAGGAATGACCGTAGGCATCCCTGACGTCCCTCCAGTTGCGGACCCCGCACTGCGGGAGTTCCTGCTCAAGATGCGCAACGCGGTGGTCTCGACGGTCGAGGCCCGGCGCGAGGTTGAAGCTGCTGATGCTGAGGTTCTCGACACCACCAACGACGTGCCGCCGGGCGCGCCGACGGACCTGATCGCCTACAGCTTGAGCGGTATCATCAACCTCAGCTGGGGGAACCCCGGCGACGAAGACCTGTACCAAGTCGAGGTGTGGGAAACGACCGCGTCTGTCCCGCCTGACCCGGTCACGCAGGCGGACAAGAAGATCGCAGTCCTCTCCGCCGTTCCGGACGATCTGATGACCCACGTCATCGGTGGCCGGACAGTCGGGTCGGAGTGGTACTACTGGGTTCGGTCTATCGACACCGGCAACAACGTCTCGGGCTTCAGCAGCCCCGGCGCGTTCGTCGTGGTAACCGGCTCGGGCGGCGACATCACCGCGCCCATCACGATCTCCAACCTTACCGCGCGCGGCGGCTTCAACAACATCTGGCTGTCGTGGACATCACCGCCTGACGATGATGTCGTCTCTGCTGTGGTGTGGGAGAACACGGTCGCAGACATTTCCACGGCGCTGCGCATCGGAACAGTGGCTGCTCTCCCCGGCATGCCTGCCACCTTCATGCGTGCGGGTTTGGAGAACAATGTCACCCGCTACTACTGGGTCCAGACCGTCGACAAGGACGGCAACATCAGCGATCCCAGCAACATGGCAACGTCGTCCACGATCACCATCGATCCGGGCGACTTGGGCACGGCTGTCGACTTCAACCACCCGGACAACCTCGGCGTCACGTCGTTCATCTCTACCGACACAGACGGCTCACAAGTTGTGACCGTGCGCGTGGACTACAACATCATCGCCAGCGACAAGCTGTCCGGCTATGAGGTGGGCATCAGCGAGGCGGGAGGGACATTCGTGGTCTTCCCGACCGCTGAGAACTTCTACCAGCTCGTGGCCCGCGCCAACATCGTCTACGACGTGAAGGTTCGGGGCGTGGACCGCAACGGCAACCGCACCGAGTGGTCGCCCACCGTCTCGCACACCTCCGCCCGAAACACCTCCACTCCGTCCCCGCCCACCGGGCTTACCGCTACGGCGGGGATCGGCACGGTCTTTCTCGCGTGGACCAACCCCCCGAACGAGGTGGTCTACGCCACCGATGTTTGGGAGAGCGTTGACAGCGTCAGCTTCACCAAGATCGCTACCGCCTTGGCGAACCCTGGACAGCCGGGGAAGTTCTCGCGCACAGGGCTGCCTACAGGGGCGCAGCGGTTCTACTACGTCGTGGCGCGCGACACGTCGAACAATGTCTCTGTCCCCTCCACGGTTGTCCCGGTCATGACCGCGCAGGTCACGTCCGGCGACATCACCGTGGACAATGTTCTGGCGAACAACGTCATCGCGAACGTCACGACGACCAACGTCCTGGACGCCAACGTCCTTCAGTCGGCGTCGAGCCTGCCTGCGTCGCTGGTGGTTAGCGGGACGGGGTTCTCGCTCGGCACGCTGGCCACGGCTACCACAGACCCGGCTGCCGCTATCAACGCCGGTACGACCATCATCAACGGTGGCAAAGTCGACGTGTTCGGCAACAGCATTCTGAACAGCTGGCGGGACGGTGGCGATAACACCAAGATCAGTGGGGGCTCTATCGCCGCCAACACGATCACAGCCAACTCGATCACCATCGGGTCGCGAGGGGTCAGCATCGTTGGGCTGCGGTTCCAGCATAACTCCCCCGGCAGCAACCAAGTCTCGTGGACAGCAGGGACGGTCAGCTACGCAGGCGGGGCCGCCCCGGTATCCGTCTCCGCCGGTCTGGCCACGTACTCAGGGTCGCCGCTGTACATCTACTGGATCAAGGACGCCGCATCGCTGGGCGCTACCGCCACGCTCGCCACTGCCTACCAGTCCGACCGGATCGTGCTGGCTACATACAACGGCGGCGTCGCGCTGAACGTCACGTACGGCGGCACGGTCATCGACGGCTCGAACATCAAGACAGGGTCGATCACCTCCAACCAAATCCAAGCCGGAACCATTACGGCCAGCCTGATCGCATCGGGCCAGATTACCGGTGAGAAGATTGCGGCTGGGTCGATCAACGCCACGCACATCGAGGCGGGCACCGTCTTCGCCACCACACTGACGGCGGGGTCGGTCGACACCGTTCACTTGGCGGCGAATGCCATCAAGGCCGGGAAGATCGACGCCAACGTCATCACCGCGAGAGAAATCTACGGCGGCGCGGTGTCCGGCATGGATGGCAGCCGCGTCGGCGGCTCGGGAGCCACGTGTTACCTGTCCACCGGAGGCGGCAAAGTGTTGGTCGTGGCCTACGTCGAGATCGGCACTTACACCGGCGACGCGGCGGGGATCACCATTCGCGTCTATGAGAGCGGCACGCTGATTGGCGAAGGCGCGGTGTACTGCCCCGGCAACTGGGGTGCGGCTGGCGTCGCGGTCCCCGGATATGTTAACAGCTCGTTCGGGTTCAAGACCTACTACATCGAGTGCACGACCACGCCACTGTCAGGCCCGTACACCATCAATCAGTCCACCATTGTGGCCACGGAACTAAAGCGATGAGCTGGGACATCATTGCGGATCGCGATATCGCCTACAACTACCTGCGCCAGCACGTGCCCATTTTGCGCACTGAAGGACAGCGCGGCATCTGCAACCTGCACCACGGCAAGATCGTGGCGGCGGTCTGCTACGACGACTACAGCGGCCACAATGTCTGGATGCATGTGGCCGCCGAGCCGGGCCGCCGCTGGATGACCCGGTGGTTTCTCCACGAGGCGTTCAAATTTCCCTTTGTAACTATGGGCGTTTCGCGGATAACAGGGTGGGTCGAAGTTGATAACAGCGACGCTGTTAGGTTCAACGAACACCTGGGGTTCACGCGGGAGGCGACGCTGAGAGGAGCAGGGTCGAGTGGACAGGATGTAATTCTGTACGTGATGCACCGTGAGGACTGCCGATATGCATAGGTTCACCACCTGCAAGAAGAACAAAAAGAGCGGGTACGATCCCGCCCTGTCCTCGGCCATGACCGCCCAGACGGCGCTGGCTGAGCGCGCTCAGCAGTTCTCTGAAGACACCTACAACAAGTACGTCGTGCCGCTGCTCGAACAGCAGAGCAAACTGTCTCAGGTCCAGTCGGACCGGGAAGGTGAGCTGTTCGCGATCAACAAGCGGCAAATGGAGCGGGCCGACGAACGCTACACGAAGTACGGCATCCCCGCTGAGGACGCCTACTACGAGATGGTCAAGAGGTACTCCGCCCCTGAGCAGATGGAGGAAGATGCTAACGCTGCGCTGGGTGACACCCGCGTCGCCGCTGGCGTGCAGGCTCAGGACCTGAAGCGCCGCTTCGCATCCCTCGGTATCGACCCCACATCTCCCGCCGCCCAAGCCGCCATGACCGACGCGTCACTCAACAACGCGGGCATGGAAGCCTCGGCCCAGAACCGCGCCCGCATCGCAGCCCGTCAAATGGGCATGAC